GGTAAACGTGTCGCGTCTCGTTTCAGCGAGCGTGAACGCCAAGCCAATTTGGAAACACATTTGCCCAACGGGAAGTCCTTGCGAGTGAAGCGTGTTTCCTAAGTTCAAAAACAAAAGCCAAACATGACAAATGCAGCCAACTACGTACTGCTCACCTTCGGCCATCATACCCTAAAATGGCATTTGGAACGCATTCGTTCTGGTTCCTCTACCGCTGCACAAATTGCAATGCATTACGAACCAAATGAAAAGTCTCCCGCTCGTAGAACAATTGAAAAGGGACTGGTTGATCTCTTAAAAGTAGATCCCAAACAGCTACCTGAAATCTTTCACAAATGACGCAAGCCGATTATTGTCGTCATTCCGGATTGTCGCGTGGTCAGGTTTGCAAGCTGACCAAAGCTGGTATGCCTTTGGATTCACCGGAGGCAGCGGATGCTTGGCGGGGTTCAAGTGCTAGAAAAAAGCCGTCAGCTACTCCACAGCCGGGACCGTTTAGGCCTCCAGAAGCAGAAAAACCTGTAGACACCGCACTTGTTGCACAAGATTCCCCACAAGGAGCCTACGAGCGACAGAAACAAATCGAACGTGCAGCCTATGCCCTTGCTGCTCAAAGCCTCCGCAATCGCACGCAGGACGCAGGGCGCATGGTTTCCGTTCATGCTGCCGCTGCCAAGAACCTGACATCCGCTAGAGACGAAGTTTTAAACCTATCCCAGAAAGAACGCACCCTCGTCTCGGGTGACTGGGTCAAAAAAGTTATGACCGATCACGACGGAGCAGTTGCTCAACTGCTAAAGACAATGCCAAAGCAATTGGCCGTAAGAATTTCCCCCCACGATCCGGAACACGCTGAACGTGAACTGGATCAATGGGTGCAGGACGTTGCCCTTAAAACCTTACATCAGACAGATCCTTGGAAATAACATGAACAAAATCGAAAACATTGCTGTTGAAAAACTCATTCCATACGCACGCAACTCTCGGACTCATTCCGATGAACAAGTAGCCCAGATCGCAGGATCCATCCGCGAGTTTGGGTTTACCAACCCAGTGTTGATTGACGCAGAGGGCACAATCATTGCCGGTCATGGTCGAGTTATGGCAGCTCGTAAGCTGGAACTTGAAAAGGTCCCCTGCATTCGTTTGACGCACCTAACTCCGACGCAAGTTAGGGCCTACGTTATTGCCGACAACAAGCTGGCTCTAAATGCTGGCTGGAACGAAGAAATGTTGAAGGCTGAAATGGAAGCCTTAAAAGCTGAAAACTACGACCAAAAATTAACGGGCTTTTCCGATGCTGAATTGTCCGGTTTATTTTTGGAAATTCAAACTGGAATAACAAATCCAGACGATGAATGGGAAGGAATGCCAGAATACGAAGCTGAGGAGCCGTGCTTCCGCAAAGTAGTTGTAAACTTTGACAGGGCTGAAGATGTTTCCGCGTTTTTTGAATTGCTTGGGCAAAATTGCACCGAGAAAACCAAATCTATTTGGTACCCTGAAAAGGAACGTCGTGACCTAAAAAATCAGCAATGGGCTCCCGATGAAAAATTTGAAGAGGAATTAAAGTGATACCCAAACGTTTTATCAGAATTGGCTGGGATAATAAGCCAATGCCACCGATTTTTGAAAGATGGTGGCGAGAGTTTCAGGCAATGCACCCAACGTGGGAATTTGTTACATTGCACGATGCTGACGCTTTACAAATAATGCCGTCAGAATTTGTAGACATGTGGCGCAACTGTTCGTGCTATGCTGCTCGGTCTGACATAATGCGATATGTTGCGGTATGGAAGCTTGGAGGAGTTTACGTTGATACAGACGTAATGCCAATCAAGCCAATGGATGTTCTTTTAACCGACCCAAGACCATTTGCAGCAAAACGCTCTTCAACTTCATTTGAGTCTGCAGTATTTGGAAGTCCAGCATTTCATCCTGCCTTGGCTGATTTGTTAAAAGCATTTCCAGCATGGTATTACAAATATCAAGGAAGAGCCGCATCGGTTCAAACCGGTCCTGCATTTTTTTCGTCTGTAATGTTTGGGCGATCTGATGTTAGACATCTACCAGCAAAAACGTTTTATCCATACAATGGATTTATGGCTCCAAAACGGGACCAAAAAATTTCAATTTTTCTAGACAAAAAGAACTTTCCGCCTGAAATGCTATGCGCTCATTTTTCAAATAACAGATGGGGAGGAAAACCAAAGACCAGCAAATGAAACCTCAGTTTCCGCTCTACATACCCAGCAAAGGGCGATTTGAGTACATGATCACGTCCAAGGCTTTAACAGAAATGGGCGTGCATCATAACATAGTTGTAGAGCCTCAAGAAGTTCAAAAATACAAAGACGCTGTAAAACAATTTGGTCTTTTGACAAATGTCATTGAATTGGACATGTCGTACAAAGGTAAATACGAACTTTGCGACTCGCTTGGTTTGTCAAAAACTACAGGTTCAGGTCCTGCTCGAAACTTTATTTGGGATCACTCTATAAAGTCCGGTCATAAATGGCACTGGATTATGGACGATAACATTAAAGGGTTTTTGCGGATGAACAAAAACGTACGAATTCAAACGACCAGCCCTTCATTTTGGAGGGCAATGGAAGATTTTGTTTTAAGATACAAAAACGTTGCAATGGCTGGGCCAAATTATGCAATGTTTGCGTTTGGTGCTTCCGCTCTTCCTCCGTTTATTACAAATACGCGAATCTACTCATGTAACTTAATTCGAAACGACGTACCATTTCGCTGGAGAGGTAGATACAACGAAGACACCATAATGTCGTTAGATATGCTAAAAGCTGGTTGGTGTACTGTTCAGTTTAACGCTTTTCTCCAGCAAAAGCTTAGAACGCAAACCGTAAAAGGTGGCAACACGGATGAACTTTACAAAGACGGAACAATGGATAAGTCAAAAATGCTTGTCCGAGAACATCCAGATGTTGCTGAAGTTAAATTTAAGTTTGGGCGTTGGCACCATCATGTAGATTACACGGTTTTTAAAAAACAAAAACTTATCAGACATAATGATGTAGCAGTCAAACAAGGCGTAAATGATTATGGAATGAAGTTGGTAAAGCTTAAAAGAAAATGACCGATCTTGAGCGTGATTTGTTAGAACATCGTAGGATGCTGTATAGGCCCACACCACGGCAAACCGTGGTAGAATGGGCTGAGGAGAATTTGACGCTTACCCAAAGGCAAACAGAAAGCCCGGGGCCGTTTCGCACTGCTGTTCGACCATATTGCCGCGAAGTAATGGAATGTTGGAAAGATCCCGGCGTTTCGGATGTTACGCTGTGTTGGGGGTCTCAGACCAGCAAGACAACCACTTTGATGGCTGGTCTTGGTTGGGCAATCGACAACGAACCAGCCCCAGTATTGTGGTTGATGCCATCTGAAAACTTAGCCAGATCGTTTTCAAAAACACGATGGTATCCATTGCTAGAAGATTCACCCGCACTTAAATCCCGTTTTCCGGTGAACATGGACCAGATGACAAATCTGGAACAACAATTTGATCGCTGCACGGTTACTTTTATTGGATCCAATAGCCCAGCAAATCTTGCGTCACGTCCCGTCCGCATTTTGGTTGCTGACGAAGTAGATAAATTTGCGGAAGCAACGGCAAAGGAAGCCGACGCTTTAGATCTTGCCGAACAACGTTTAAAAGCCTTTTCAAGCTCCAAAGCATTTTTTACGTCCACGCCAACGGTAACAGAAGGAAGAATTTGGCAGCGATTCCTTCGTGGTGACCAGCGACGATATTACATTCCATGTTTTCACTGCAAAGAACTCATTCGTTTGGAGTGGAAGCAAGTAAAGTGGGATAACGCAAAGACCGAAGATGGCAAGTATGACTGGCACGCCATTCGGTCGTCTGCTTACTACGAATGTCAGCTTTGCAAGGGCCGCATTTCTGACAGCTACAAAGTAGCCGCTTTGCGTCACGGAAAATGGATTGCGGAAAATCCAAACAGCCTTCCGTCAATTCGTTCCTACCACCTTTCAAGTCTTTACAGCCCCGACAAAAAATGTACTTGGGGTTACTTAGCTGTTGCGTTTCTTGAAGCTAAAAACTCAATGATGGGACTACAAGGTTTCGTCAATGGTATGCTTGCAGAGCCTTGGGAAAATCAGGATGGAACAACAGATCGTGTTGAAGTTATTTCGGACGCTGAAATGCCCGAAGCTCGTCGATACCTAACAGCAGACGTTCAAGCCGCAGCACCATATTTTTGGTGGGTCTGTAGAGAATGGAATGGAGGAAACTCGCGGCTTGTAGCAGCGGGTCATGCGGACGATTTCGCTGCACTGCGAAGAGTCCAAATTGAACTCAAGGTCCACGACATGGACGTTGGAATTGATTCTGGGTTCAATACTCAAGCCGTTTACGACGCTTGCGGTGGGTATGCTCTAACAAGTGGAAACCCAGTAAATTATCCGTGCGGATTGAGATATCCACCAGAGGGAGGTCTTCGAAAGCCAATGCTTGTTGGATGGATGCCAATGAAGGGCCGAGAAAATGGCGCGCGTTTTACCACAAAATCTGGATCCATTCATCCGTTTGGTATTTCGACATCTACGTCCATGCGGACCGATGTTGTGCAGCCTTTGCTGGTTTTTGATACCGAACATTTGCGAGAAATGCTTTCGAAGCTCCGCAGATCAAACGAACAATTTTCTTGGAGCGTTTGTTCGCTTCCAAATCAAATGCAAGTTGAGGGTGCTTTTTCGGTTGGATCGGATATCTACTGGAAGCATTTGGATTCCCACATTTTGAAGCCAACAGCCAATAGAAGTGGGCGAATTCGTTATCAGTGGTTCAAACGAAATCACCGATGGCCGGATCACCTGCACGACTGTGAATTGATGCAGTTAGCAATGGCGATGTTGTGGAACGACCTAAAGCCAACCTCAAATGAAGTTGAAAGTGCCGCTTGACGTTCGGATGAAATAAGTGAACATCCGCCCCGGTGGTCACTTACACGGTTTCAATTAAGCGGTCGTATCTCCGCACAACGTATGCTGGCCGAGCTTCGTTGTCTCTGCTTGCCGCGCTGCTGGCAAAACTAACCACTGCTGCAGGTTCAATTGAAACCGGAAATGTTGTAAGCCAAACGTCAAGTGCAGACGTTTCAGTCACGTTTTCCAAGCCGGGAGAAGGTGCTCCGTCTCCATCAGAAATGTTGGAAATGTGGGAATCACTGCTTTCGGACTACGATTACGCAGTGACGCTGCTCGCTGGCGATGGAATTTCAAGCCCAACGGACGAGCAGATTTACAATAAAATGTTGGGATCAATTTTGGTTTCAACGACTCGCTACTATGGTGATTTCACGCAATTTCGTCGTGAGCCCACAACTCGGATGTCGTAATGGGAATTATTTCAACAATCCGAAATCGGCTTTTTAAAAGCCCTTCGAATAAGTACGAAGGAGCCGGTCAGAGTTTGCGGAGGTCGTATCTTGACACCTCTTACACCTCTGCGCGTTTTGATGTAACATCTTCAACTCGTCAGGCAATTGTTCGGAAATCTCGATTTTTCGAACAAAATAATGCCGTGATGAACAGATTGGGGGATCTGTTTGAAAGCTACACGGTAGGATCAAGCTTTTCGGTTCAACCCGCCTCATCAGACCCTGCATGGAACCTAAAAGCCAAAAAGTGGTTCGATATTTGGAGCCGATATCCCGACATTGGTTCTCGCCAATCTTTCGGCACGTTGATGGGACAAGCCGCGAGGGGCTGGTTTTTCGATGGAGAGTCTTTCGTTCTGTTGACCAAAGGAGAATCTGGAAAACCCAGAATTCAACTGATTGAAGCTCAGTCAATTTCTACCCCCGGTGGGATGGAAAAAGACGAAACAGTGTTTGATGGAATTCGCTTTGACCCACGCACAGGTCGCGCGGTTTCGTATTTTATTGGTTCAGAAAAAACGCAAGGAAACCTGACTGATGTTCGGTCAATTCCTTCGGATTCTGTTGTCCATATCTACGAACCTAATCGTCCCGGCCAGCTTCGTGGATTGCCTTTTGTTTCTTGTGTTATCAACGACTTGCACGATCTCGACGACTTGCAGAAGCTGGAAATGGAAGCTTGCAAACTCGGAGCCTCGGTCGCGCAAATTGTTAAAACGGTTTCTGGAGAAATTCAGGCTTCCTCTTTAAGGGCTGGAATCACTTCGTCTGCAACGCAAAACACTGCCGAATCCTATTACGAGCAAGTTTTTGGTTCTGCGGTGAAGGTGATGAAAAACGGCGATTCGTTCGAACAATTCGCTACGGAAAGGCCGGGAGTAAACATGCGGGAATACTGGCGGCAGCTTACCGAAAAGGTTTGTTCCGGTGTCGGTATTCCCTACGTTTTGGTTTATCCAGAATCCATGCAAGGCACGGTTTACCGTGGTGCGCTAGATATGTCAGCGGTTTGGTTCCGCTCTCGACATCAGGTAATGTCGTCAGCGGCTCGTCGTATTTACGAATACGTAATGGAGTACGCGATTAAAACCGACCCAAACCTTAACGCTGCACCTGCTGACTGGTACGAAGTTTCAATTACCGCCCCTCGCTCTCCAAACGTTGACGTTGGCCGCAATTCCGCTGCTCAGTTGGCCGAGTTGGAAGCTGGAATTGTCACTTACGATGAGGTTTACGGAGCGCGTGGCTTGGATTGGCGTTCTTCGCTAGAAGCAAAAGCACAGCAAGCTTTGTTCGTTCGTCAGTTGGCTGAAAAGTACAACTTGGATGTTTCCGAGATCTCGACGATCCAAAAGGAAAAAGCTCCCAGTGTTCCTGTTGCTGCCGTTCAAATAGACACTGAGGACGACGCTCCTTCTCCGGTTGCCGCTGCCGATAACGGTAATACATCTCCGGTGGTTGACGACACATCCGTTACTGCTGTAGTAAAGAAACAACGCAAGCCGCGAGCTAAGAAAACCCAATGAGCTTCACCAAAAAAACGGATTGGTTGTATTACGCTCCAGCGGCTTCCGCTGGTGAGACTGCGACCATTCAAATCTTTGACCAGATTGGCGAAGACTGGTTTGGTGGTAGCGGCTTGTCCGGTAAGCAGTTCTCTGACGTTCTCAACGAAGTGGGCAACGGTCCGCTGCTTGTAGAGATCAACTCTCCCGGTGGTAACGTTTGGGATGGGTTGTCTATCTACAACCAGTTACGCGGTCGCAAAGCTCCGGTGACTACCCGAGTGGTTGGCATTGCGGCTTCGATTGCTTCGATCATTGCTCTGGCTGGAGATAAAGTAGAGATGGCTGATGCCGCTCTAATGATGATCCACGATCCTTCCGGTATGGCTTCTGGTACTTCAGAAGATATGCGGAAGATGGCTGACGCTCTAGATCAACACGCTGAAGTGCTGGTTGGAGTGTACGCTAAAAAGACGGGACGCTCTCCAGAGTCCATCCGCGCTGCGATGAAGGCGGAAACTTGGTTTACCACCGCTGAAGCAATTCAGTTTGGTTTGGTAGACAAGCCGATCAAACAGCTTGCGATGGCCGCTAAGTGGCATCCTCGCGCTGTTACCAAGACCGCTCCCGAGACGGTCAAGAACAACCTCCGAAGAGGTCTGGAGCAGTACGCTGAAGGTTTGGCTGGTGATGGTCTTGAGAAACAGACGGTTCTTGAGGCTGAATCACTCGTTGCCGGTGAAGCTCCCACCGAAGACAAGATTCGCAAAGCTAACGCTTGGTGGGGACGCAACGACCGATTCTTGGAAGCAGAAGCTAATACTCCTGCCGACGTAGCAGCAAATCTCTGGGGTGGTGCTGCTGGACGCGATTGGTTCCGCGCTCTGTACGCTCAATTGGAGCGTGAAGAACTGGATGAAGATGACGACTCCCCAGACGACAAAGTTTCTGCGGATGGCAATAACGCCGTCAGCGAAAATGGCAAAGTTTCTTTGCCGCAACCAACACAACAACCCGACACAAATATGTCCGATAGCACTACTGTGACGGCTGCGGCTGCTCCTGCCGCTTCCGTTGACCTCGCGTCCATCATGGCTAAGCTCTCCGCTCTGGAAGCCAGCATGAAGGTTCCTGCCGCTGCTCCTGCTCCTGAGCCGGTGCGTCCCGTTATTGAGAACCTTGGAAACCCGCTGCTGGAGAAGCATCGCGGTCTCCGCGCTGGTGCCGAGCGTCGCAAGTTCCTTGTGGAGAACCACAGCGAGCTTCTCCGCCAGTCGCAGATTCACGCCCCGCAGAACGCTAACACGTTCACCTCGACGCTGGTTGTCGATTACCTCGCTGATGCGATCATCACCGTTGCTGCCACCAAGCTGGCGATGGTTGACGCTTTCAGCCGCAACGTGGGTCTCGACAATCTGCGTCCGAAGGCCACCGTTCGCGTGAAAAAGTTCACGACCGGCACCGCTGCTCAGGTCAATCCCACCAACTGGGAGACCAACAACGATTCGACGCTTGCTGCCACCTCGGTGACCGTTGACCAGATCAGCAAGAACTTCACGGTCACGCAGGAGGAACTGAATCAGGGTTTCGCTCTGGCTGACCTCGCTGCCGGTTCTGCTGACCTGTTTGCCTACGGCATCAGCGACAAGATCACTGCCGTGATGACCGCTGCCAACTACGGCACCGCGATTACGATTGGCACTGCTGCCAACTTCGATACCAGCGACCTCCCTGCGATTCTCGCTGCTGCCAAAAACTACCGCTCCAAGAACCTCGTTCTGGACGGTGGACACATTGCTCGTCTGTTGTTCTCGTCCGCTGCTAACACCTTCCCCGATGGCCGTCTGGCCGCGCTGGCGAACGGTCGTTTCGGCTTCGATGTCATCGCTGAAAACAACCGCTGGACCGGTGCTGAGACCAACACCGCTGGCTTCGTCTGCGGTCCCGACGCGATCGCCATTGCCGCCGGTCTGCCGGTTGGAATGGTTGCCGGTGAGTTCATTGAGCAGCGCACGGTCACGACCAACAACGGTCTGTCCTGCTTGCTGTCCGTCTGGTACTCCCGCGCTACCCGCTCGCACATGGCGTCTTACGACATCATGTTCGGTGCCGCTGCTGCGGACACCACTCAGGCCGAGGTTCTGATCACCGCTTAATCATACCGGATATGCGTATCGCAACCACCATTGCAGTGGACAAGAACGGTAAGAGCAAAATCGTTTCTGGTCCCGATGTTGACGCGACTCTCCAGCGCGACAGCTTCAACACTGCGAGCGTCCCCGAAGGAGGCAAGCTTATCCTGTGGATACAGGGAGCCTTAGCACCGAAAGTTCGTAAAGGTTAATCCTAAAATTGGGGAGGTTGCTGGAAAGTTCCGGTGACCTCCCCTCTAACCGATCAAACAAAATGGCTGTTCAAACCGATATTGCAACGCAGGATTCGATGGGGTTTCAGGGATTCCTTCCCGTTACCACCACCGCGCTGCAATCCGCTGGTTATGTCGCAATCCAAGTTGTCGAAGCTACTGTCTTGACTAGCATTGCTGGTCTTGGAATCAGTGGAACTTGGACTGGAATCACTCTGCCAACTGGTTTCATTTTGCGCGGACGCATCACCAGCTTTCAACTCGCTTCCGGCAAAGTTGTCGCATATCTCGCTCGCGCTTAATGACGCTGGACCTGTCATTGGATCTAGCCGCTGAAGGTGATTCAGCGATTGACCCGTATCCTCCTGCCGCACGGAATATGCTGCAAGAGGATGATTTCCTAGTCTTCCAAGAGGACGGGACTTCCAAACTGATTTTCTCACTCATTACCGACTAACGCTTTCTCAATATGCCAGACTCAAAGATCACAGCACTTGCCAGCACTGGAACCGGAACCGACCCCGCCAACGATCCGCTGGTCATCGTGGACGTTTCCGATACGTCAATGGCTGCAAGCGGAACGACCAAGAAGGTCACGCTGAACAATTTGCTGGCTTGTTCTCCCACCGCCACCCTCGCCTCCGCCACCATCACCGGCGATCTGACGGTTAATACGAACGTCCTGAAGGTTGATTCGACGAATGATCGGGTGGGTATTGGGACAGCGAGTCCGGCAACCATCTTGGACATCCAGTCTGCTGGTGGACTTTTTGCGCGTATTCAAAATACGACATCTACAGCAGACGCATATCTTGTTGCAAAAAACACTGTCGGAGAGGGTTTCTTTGGAATCAACGCGACAGGACCATACATTTATACCGCTGGAAGCCTTCCAATCACCTTCACAACGGCTACCTCAGAACGCTACCGAATCGCATCCGACGGCGTAGCCACTTGGTCAAACGTCGGCGGAGTCGCTGGAACCGCCATGACTTTGAATTCTACGGGGCTGGGCGTGGGGATGTCTGCTTCCGCTATTCTGTCGGTTCTCAAAAGCTCAGCGACTCAAGCGACTGGCCTGATTCTGCGGAACGCCAACGGAACCGACGGCAGTTCGATTTCGTTAGATTTCGAGACTTCCGCTGGAACATCTGGACTTGAATCTACGCTTGCCGGTCGAATCAGCGGACGTCGCGTAGGTAGCGGAACTACTGGAGCGTTGGATTTCTTCGTCAACAATGCTGGAGTTCTTGGAACGGCCAAGATGACAATCGACTCCACGGGCCAAGTGGGCATAGGCGTTACGCCCAGTGCGTGGGATACGGCAAATTACAAAGCGTTGCAAGTTTCACGCACTGCCGTCGCATCGTTGAGCAATATTGGAATCTTTGCCGCAAACTGGTTCGCTGATACTGGTGGCGACAAATACATTGCGAACGGAACCGCTGCACGAATCGACGTTAACAATTCCGGTCAAATCCAGTTCAAGATAGCC